GGCATAGGGTCTCATGGTCGCCACTACACCACGCTGGTTCACCATCGTTTACCTGTACCGAAACACCGATAACTTCAAAACGCTGATCCCTCACGTATTCCTCAGTCGTCTGCTTGGCGAAACCTAAGTCAGCGGAGTAGTAGGTTTCAAAGTCGATTGTGAGGATGTTCATTTCATAGCCTCCAACATCATCTCCAATACATCTATGTTTTCTTCAGTAATCACAAGCGTCAAACCACCGGCACGGTCTATGTCCCGTAGGTTCTTTTCTTGCAGTGCGGTAGTCTTGCCTTTACCCGCCTTGGCTTCGATGCCTAGGAACTTGCCGTTGTGACACACAAGGAAGTCGGGCACACCACTGTTGCCTAGACCTGTGCCTATCGGCATAGCGTAGTAAGCCCCGTGTGCTTTAAGGATTGTTTTGATTTTGGCCTTGACCTTGGCCTCAGGAGTTTGTGCCATTACATCCACTCCACATATGTAGTTCCCTTATGCTGAAGTATGGCTAGTCGGAATAACTCGGACTCTCCATCGGGGGTAACGTCACTACCATAGTCGTAGTGGCAACTCTCGCATTGGAACTCGATAAGCATACCGTGCCTACGCAAACTAGGGTTGCATGTATCTGCTGAAGGGAACTTTGATGCGTATACTTCATGCCCCGACTGAGCAATGACAGTGGTTGTTTCCTCGTCTTCGGAACGCTCAAAGATTGTTGTATTGCACTGATGCAAATTGTTACCGCCACACTTGGGACACGATAACTCATCGCCTGATATGTTTACAGATATTTTGCCAAACACTGACATTTTCTAACCCTCGAATTTGTTTTCAAGCGGTCAGTATAACACAATGATTTGACTTTGTCAACTACAGACGTAAAAAAGCCACCCGAAGGTGGCTAGGACTTACCCTAACAAATGTTAGGTTGGGGGGTTGGTAGATTACGTGCCCCCCGTCACGCCATAGGTTCAAGCAGAGTAAATCAGTAAGGGGGACTCTGCTTGAGAAAGACACCGCTCGCATCTACCCGCTAGGTCGTCCTTCAATCGTATGAACCCCCTTATATTTAGTTCAACTTCTCAATGGCTCGGCTGAGATACCACTGCGCCTTCTTCAAGTCTTCCAACTTGTTGCCCTTGTGGTCGGCTCTTGTTATGTATTTCACAACATTGCCAAGGTGATAGCCTAAGCCTTTCGCCTCAATGAAGTCGATAGTTTCTACCCCACCCGCCTTGTAGTGCGGAGGGTGATTGACCATGTCGGTGTGATGCGTTGCCACAATGTCCGCGCCTTGCATGAGACGCTTACCTGTAATCGGATGGCGTCGGTCACGCCCTCTCGTCAACTCCCATATTCGCTTGGCATACTCCTCCGTTGATACACCTAACTTGTTGGCTATCAATGCTTGGGTCTGAGTAATCCTAATTGGCTTTTTCTCTTTGCGTATCTGATAAGTAATCTGATACACGGATTTGACTGGAATCGCATAAAGTTCCGCAATTTTCTTTGGCGTTACTTCGGGATTCTCTGCTATGTAAGCACGGACTTGTGCGGTCTTACTTGCGGTTCTGCGTTTTCTTTTGGCTGTTGCCATGTGTTAACTCCTGTTTGATTGTTGTTTAACGAATTCAGTAAGAACTTCTCTCATCTTGGCTTGCTTTGTATACGCATAGTTGGTGTTGAAATAATCCATCACCTCTATTGGTAGACGCAGGCTCGTGCAGTAGAGTGCGGGCTTCTTACCAAGACCCCTACCCTTGCGTTTTGTTATCGGTTTTAACTCTTCAATTCCTGTTGTCATAGCAGTGCATCCTCATACTGATAGTTTTTCATCTTAATAAATTCTTGCGTTACTTTTTCTAACACTTTTGGGTCTGCCCGCTCGAATGGATTCCAGTCGTTCGAGATTATTAGCGAGATGCTTTCGTCTCTCTTCGTCAATCGCCTCTTGCGGGATAGCGACTTCTTTGGTTGTAAATCTATGCCCATTTGCACATTCCCTCCTACGTGTATGCCCAAATGTGGGCGATGTTGTTGTTTGTTTTACAAGTGTCCATGCACCGCATGTCGGGCACTTCATCTTCTGCCTACCCTAGAACCTCTTCCAGTGCCCTTAGTTACACCCCAATCGGTTGCTTGGTTTCTAACTGAGCGTTGCAGAGCATTCATAGCCATTCGCTTTCTGTTGGTCGAGGTTCGATGCCTCTCGTTGTTCATCTCCTTGTCAGGGTCAGTGGCTTGCTCGGTCGTTGTGTATTTAGATGTTTGCAACTTCTTCAGTAGGGCTACATCATGCTCAGGTGCGTAGTCCCACAGTCGTCTGCTTATCTTCTCCAAGTGCTGTGCTACATACGGGCGTATGGATAACTTCCAAGGGACATTTAGTCTCGGTGTGCGCAACAAAGGTTCTTCTCTGTCGAACACAAAGCGCCCTGTTACGCTCGTGAACATTTTGTAAGCGTCCTCAAGTTTGCCGTCGTTGCGCCATGTCTTTATCAGACACGCATCCCAGTATTCTTGGTCGGTGCTCATTCCAACTCCTGTAACTTCTTCATTGCCTTCCAAAAAGGGACTATGCTTTCTCGGGCTTCGTCTAACTTGTCTAGGTCTAGCAAGTCGCATGTAGTCTTTGCATGTTCCAGTGCTTCGGTTAGATGCACATATGCCCTAGCCCCATACTCGAACCCCATGTCATAGGCTTCGCCCATAGCATCAATAACTCTCGGCTCTGCGCCTGCTATGGCAAGCACAGAAATCATTTCATCTTTTTTCATCTAGTCCTCCGAACTCAACATAAAAATTGCCACGGCAACTGTCACTACGACTACGCCACCTAGACACATTAGTAACACTATCCATGCGATTGTTTCTAACATTACATCCACCCCCATATGGTTACTGCCACCATACCGATTACGGCTATCAGCGCAAGCAGAACTGAGAAGTCGCTCTGCCCTTTGTAGGGGCCCTCAACTGTTAGGTATGGCTCAGTAGTCCTAAGCGTTCGTGAAAAGATTTCTGTTGTTTGGTTGTTATCTAACATTTGTTAGTTCCTTTTAGATTTGGTTGCTAAGGTTATCTTCCATGCGCAGTTGAGCGGACAACTCCCGCACCTCACGCTCGACATACTCCCATGTGCGGTAAACATCGCTTCCTTTGTCAGGGGTGTATGTATGCCCATTTCCTATTAGATGCACCAACATATTGGGACTCAGGTCTCCACCATGTGAGCAGTCGAACCCGAACCACCATGTGTCTTTGTCGTCTTGGTCTTCGCCTGAGTGCGTCAGCCCACCATGTGCATCTAGGTTCTCTACCTCGTCATCTGAGTAGTGCTTGCCATACAACGGGTGAGACTTCGGTATACCCACGTAACCGCAGAGATGCCCAAAGTGGTCATGTCGCACAATTCGGCACTTGTAATCCGTGTCCTCGTCAATCCACTCGGCATGGTTCGGCTCGGTTTCCCAAGGTCGGTCGGCTACGAGCAGTTTCAATTTCTGCTCTGCTGTTAGGGCTGTGTTGGTTTCTAACATTTGTTAGGTCTCCTGTGTTAACACTACAAAGATTTCATCATTGATACGACACCCTACGCTAGAGACAAAGTGCTCTGCTTCAACTAACTTCAACATACCCAACTTCCCTCTCATCTCAACGGGGAGCGTATTATCATCGTAAATCTGAACATCTTGTCCAATCTTTACCATGTATTTACCCTCATCTTTTATGATTAGGGCGGTGTGTTCACTACCGAACTTATCCTTGATTGATTCAATAGTCATCATGTCATCTTTGAACTTCTTGGTCTGCTCCATCTTCTTTAGCATGGGCTTCTTCACGGCTTCAGGAAGTCCATCCACATAGGACAAGAACAAAGGAAAACCATCCCCCATAATGAACTTCACCGCAGACGATTCAACCTCTCGCTCGGCATAGCGATGCTCTCTATTCTTGTCGTGCCATTGACTGTTCATTACTCGATTCGCTTCGTTATACGCCTTGTCTATACGCTCGTTGGGCTTGAGACGAAAGAACATCTTCTTCGCCATGAGGATAGCCTTGTCTACATCCCCTGTGCGGTATGAGGATGTGCGTTCCCTAGCATCACTAATGCGGTCGTTGGTTAGCGAGAGTTTGTAGTCACCTCGGTAATACTGTCTACCAATCTTGCCAATCACCTCACCGCTATCAATGACGGAGAAGTTCGTGGGTCTCCATCCACTCATAGTATCGGTAACAACGAACCGCCACAATGGATTCGCCATCGCTAAGTTCATTACCAATCTGCACATATCATTAGGCGGGTCGCCTATCGTCTCCTGACCCAACTTCTTCTGCACATCGGGATGCACCTCTACATTACTCAACGCAAATAGATTCATACTAACTCCTAGTGATTCACTCATTTGATACTCCTAACATTTGTTACCTATCACCAATCGAACTTACCTAAGATAGCATCTACCTTAGACTTCAATGCGCTTCGTGAGTCTGCATCTTCTTTGATACTCTCAATGTCCGCACCTAACATAGTCAACTCCAACTGACGTCGTGCTTCCTCCAACTTGGGGTCGTTGGTCACATTCAGTTTAGTCAGCAGTCCACACAACTCTATGGGGTTAGAGATAAGTGTGTCGTGGTAACGCTTCTTGGAATCATCACCCTCAATATCAGTCAACTTCTCCGACATTCCTACTAGCATCTTATGCAAACGCTCCCACGGCTAACGCATAGCCTCGACTAACCTATCGCTGTATTGTTTCTCGTAGTCGTTCTTCATCTCTGCTAAGTCATGCGCAGGTATGTCTAAGCGAAAGTCACCAGACTCAGGTATTGGTTTGACCGCTCGTCTAAATCCGAACTTCAATCTAACATCTGTTAGGTCGGGGTAGTCCTCTGCTTTATACATACTGCCTAGGTTGTTAGGCGCATCTACAACAAGACGCGGATACTCGATAAAGAAGTTGTTACACATCATGTTGAATGTCTGCTCGAACCCATTCATGGTCTGCTTGTAATCCATAAACAAGGCAGTCGGCAACATACGCTCACCCTTGTCTGCCCAAGGCAATGTATGCTTGTTGTGATACAGACGAACACGGGCGGCGAAGTCTGATATGTCTTTGCGTAGGCTAGTCCCCGCAAATAGATTCTTCTTGGTCTGACTCGCACCTCTAACTGCTGACGCATCTGTATTGACCTTATCAGTTACCTCTCGGTCTAACTTAGACGCAGGCCATACGCTGATATTCAACTCCACTAATAACGCTGATGAACTAATACTCATTTTGATTTCTCCTCTTTAAAACCTGCTACACACAAAGTTACTGACTCGCACTCAGGGTCAAACCCAAAATGCTCTGCCACTAAATCCCACTCGGGTATCGTCTCGGGGTCAATACTGAACCATCCACCCTTAGGGAGAATGGTGTATCCCGCTTTTAATACTTGCTTCTCTGTAATCATGCTTCTCTCCTAACATTTGTTAGTTACTGTTGATATGAATAGTTTTGCCGTTGTCGGCATCACCGTCATACCCACCCACGATGCACCACATCACGGGCGCAGTCCACTCACTACCCCAATCACCACCAACATACCCGTCGGTCAGAACAATCACGCACTCGGGCTGGATGTTCTTCTCTTTCAGATACGCTGATATGCAAGACGGGCTTGTGCCACCACCACCCTTGGGCTTGGTAGAGTTTGGAATATCAGACGCAGTAGAACCCGAGTAAGTCTCATGCCCCGCTACCTCGCTATCCCAATACAGTAAGTCCACCACCTCGGGGTTTACCTCTTCTGCGATACCCTTAACCTCGGACAAGAACTCACCCAACTCGTCACCACCAATCGAACCTGATGTGTCGATAGCAATAACCAAGTGACCAACCTTCTCACCGATAAGGCTCGGCATGTAGACACCAGTAGATAAGAACCTACGATTGACCTTGCGCCATGATGATGCGTCTTTCGCATTGCATGTTGACTTAACAAAGTCACGCAAGACTTCACGCCAATTAACTTTGGGCTCGAGCAATCCTTGCAGTTCTCGGTCTAACCCACCACTGCCAGTTCCCGCAATCTTCTGTTGCGCCATGATGCCTTGACGAATCGCTTGGTCAACTTCACGGGCTAGGTCTTTCTTCTCCTCGGCAGTCATCTCCTGAGCACCATCCCAATCGTGCTCGTCGAACTCAGGGTCACTATCACTAGGGTCACTGATGCCACCACCGCCTTCGCCTTCCTCACCTTGACCACCAGAACCCTTACCCTTCTTCTCCTCTCGTAGTATGTCGAACACTTGCTTGGCATTCATCCCACGGAATCGCTCGTCAACTAAGCCCATCACCTTCCCACTCTTGTAGCGTGGCATGGCTATGACTGCTTCGTTAGGGTCTAGGTCTTTCAACTGGATATTGATTACATAGTCACATGCTGCGTTTGCTAACCTATGGTCTATGTCGTGCAACTTCTTCCATGTAGTCAAGTGTCGATACATCTTGTGATAGTTCTCATGCGCCACCACAAAGTTCAACTCTTGGTCACGCAGGTCTTTGACGAACTTGCGACCATACGATTCATCTCTACCATTGGTGCACGCAGTAGGTAGGTTCTCTACCACCTTGGTCTTACCAACCATCAAGATACCCGATAGCAATGCGAACTTAGGGTTACGCATCAAACTAATCTTGGATTTCTGAACTCTTCTTTCTTCTAACATTTGTTAGTTCCTCCTTAAAAACTTAATTCAATTTCTCTTCTTACACTCAAGATGAATTCGGCATTATCTGAACGGTGCTCTTCTACATCATCTGCCTGCTCACCTAGGCGCACGAACTCATACGCCCAGTTCAACTGCTTGGCGTCCGCCCCTTCCTTGGATTCGGAAAAGGCTACGAACGCATGTGCAAACTCATTGAACTCTTGCACAAAGGTATAACTCTCATACCACTTGACGTCATCACATATAAAGTGATACCCCCACACTTTCGGTGCGTTGATAGGGGTAAGACACTCTCGCAATTCCTCATTCTTTGGGAAGTTCTCATCCACATAGAGTTTGAGCAAAGGTGCTTGCTCCTCGTCTCGTGTGTAGAACACCGCTTCGACTACGCTTCGATAGCCCATCACTTACTCCCTTCGTTAAGTAAACCTGCAATCTTCTCGCAGACAATCTTGCTCTCATGCTTGAACACGGTGTCACCATTGAAGGTGTCCATATCACGCACACAGTAACCAATCACCTTCAAGTCGCTTTGGTTTTGGTCTGTCACCCACTGCACCCAATACCTATGCCCACCTTGGGCTCGTGTGCCATTACTTCTACTCGTTGCTAACATTTGTTAGGTTCTCGGTATCAGAGTAAGTCTTGGTTCTTGGCGACCCATGCTGTAAAGGCTTTCGCACTGAACGCAATGCTCTGCTTGGATTGAGACTTGGCAATGTTGATAGCGAACACGGCTTGCCACTCAGCGTCGAACCGCTCGAGGTATTCCATGAACGCATCAATGGTGTCCTTCTCCACACGGGAGATAGCACCGAACACCACAATCGCACAAGCACCCGCACTTGTAGGTATCTTGGTATTCTTAGGGTCTTTGATAGTCGCTTCCCATGTAGGTAATTGGTCTGAGAATTCGATATACGCTTGCATATCTCGTGCACCTGATTCGCCAATAGCACCAGTCAAAGCCGCAATTACTGCATCAGCGTCGTTGTCCTTGCGTGTCCGCACAATATTGCTCGCTGTCTCGAGTGAGCGTGGAGATACGAACGCAGTCATAGGCTTCTTGGGGTTGTAGATATACGGGTTGTCAGACTGCCCACCATCCGTGTAACTCGCCAATACCTGAGGGAATCGGTTAACCCAAGCAATCACCTCGGGCTCGATACCCTTGCCGATAGCCCATTCAATCCACTGGTCGGCATCAGGCTTTTGTATTGTTACGGATACCAAGCGATTCATAGAGTGCGCCTTCAGTGAGTCACCCACCCCGTCTGTCGATAGATTACCTGTGAGGAATCGGATTGTTCTGTTGTCCAATGGAATGTCACCGAGTCTCGGGTTCGCCTTCTCGAACATGGGGTGAAGCATGTTCTTCACTGGGTCTGCGCCCTTCGTATACTCATCTAGCATGATGACCAATGGCTTGCCTTCATGCAATTTGAATCGAGCATTATGGTAATACCTAGTTGTCTTGGTGTCGTGGTCGATGACGGGCATAGCAATGTCACCGAGGTCTAGGTTTGGCACATCAATGTATGCGTAGTCGTAACCCAACCCGTTAGCAATACTCTCCAATAGGGAAGACTTTCCAATTCCCGGCTCACCTCTTAAGAGGAACACAGTATCGGGATTCGTGCGAATCAAGGTTGATGCTTGCTTCAAGGTAATGGTCTTACCGAAATTAACTTCTGACATATCTAACTCCTCTGATATACCTAACAGTTGTTAGGATTTGGTTGAAAAAAACTAACACAAAATACTTTTCTGCCTAACCCTTTAATTATACCACAAAATAAGGTATTTGTCAAATATTTAGACGAACTCATTCCCTACACCTAACATTTGTTAGACTGTCTCAGGTAGCCACCCTTCGTATGTCCCCTTGGACACCGAACCAATCGGCAACTCTTTGCGCACCAATACCTGCTCGGCATGGGCTCTGAGCAAAGTAGTGTCGAGGGCTTTTGTTATGTTCTTAGCCTTAGCAATGTAGGTGTTGTCCTCTTGCCCTCGCTGATAGATTCTCTCGGCAGTCAGTAGCACCGCCAACGCACCACGATAGAAGTTCAAGTGCTTCACATCCTCGGGTTGGTCACACTTGATTGCTTCTATGAACCACGCGATACCATCCCGATACTCAGCCTCTCTCTGAGAACCATAGTTGTAATTGCGTCGTGGCAGGTCTTGTATATACTGAACTGTGCCCAGTATGTTGTCGGGCTCGCTCAACTCGCTCTCGAACGCCTGTTGTATCTCATGTAGGGATACACGGATACCTTGGTAGGTAGTGCTGTAATAGGGCATCTCAATCTCCTCGGTGCGTAGGCTCACCATACCTTTGAAGTAGGTGATAAATTCCTTGTAGCGCAACCTAACATTTGTTGCTTCTTGCCTATTCAAATGCCATGCGAACTGCGGTTTCGCCCCCTCCACACACTGCCAGTTCCCTGACTTGTCTAACTTCAGAGTCAGCGTGTCCTTGCCCCTAACTGTGTAGCGGTTCATTACCTCGCCCTTCTTATTGAGCAAGCCAATGACGGAGTTCTGCCTACTCGCACGGGCATCAACACCTAACACCCTATCAAAGAATTGGTGTGTCGAGACTGTGCTGTATGTGTCGGGGGTGAGCACCACCCCACCATCAGGCTTATATGTAATCACGGCAGATTTGTATAGCACGAACTCCACATCCTCCCCATTCATCCGCACCCAATACGAGTCGGCATCACGCCTGTTACCCAAGGGTCGAATCTCAGGTGACCGCCCACGAATGGGCTTGATGCTGTCGTGTATCTTCTTCGCCTCGGCATAACTAAATACCCGTGGCACATTCATTACTGTTGCGTATCCCATATAAGCCTTTCGTTGTCGCCTTCAGTGGCGAGTTGTTTAAGTTTCTCGAGCACCTCTCTGTCGTGGTGCTCTGCTAGTATTTCGTATTGCCCTTTAACCGCTAACTGCGCATTTATCAACATACGCTTTCTTCCCACGATGTATCTACCTGTGACTTTGTGTTTTGTCAGCACATACACCTCGTGTTCGTTTTCTAACATTTGTTAGTTGTCCCGTAGGGGGTAGACCTTGATTTGCTTGAGCGTGGGGTAACTCGCCAAGAATCGCTTCTTCGCAAACTCCATACTCATGCACTCGAACACCTCAGCGTGCCAATTCCCGAATCGGGCACTCCACCCTGTGACGTAATATTTAGTCATTGCTCCCTCGCTTTCATCATTGCGTCTGCCATTTGGTATGCTTGGGTCGCTACTCTCGGCCAATTAGCCCCGTCGTATCCAGTTAAGTCTGCTTGCATAGCCTTAGCCGCAAAGTAATCCCGCAATGTCATTCCTGTAAAGTGCATCCCTAAAGTTTGTGTGCCGTGGTTATGTAACGGAAATGCGGGTATGTCTTTATTCATCTTTCTGTCCTTTCCACATAGCAAGCCAGTCGGCTTCTGTGCCTTTCTGATGCGCTTCGAGTTGTTCCTCGATCGCTTCCAACTTCTCTAAGAACTCTAGATACTTGTTGCGAGCGGTTACGATTTGCTTGGTTGTCAGGTCAGGGTTTCGTAGTGCCTTGAGCACCTCGTCCTCTAGGTGTTGCTTGGTATTCATTAGTGCAACCAAGGCTTGTTGTGCTTCTTTATCTAACATTTGTTAGCCTTTCATCATAAATATCTAACTCGGGTTTGTTCCACGGCAATGTCACCACGGATTTATGTGCGGGGTATTTCTCCCTCAACTTAGTCACGCCTTCCTTTAGTGCGGTATCCATAGCCAAGCATGACTTGTTCGCCCGCACCAACTGCTCGGCAGTTACATCAGGGTGTGCCATGAGAACCAACAACTTGCGGTCTGCTTCTCGTTTTAATTCCATGATTTCCCTGAACTTTGTGATTACTTCAACTAACATTTGTTAGTTCTCCGTAGGTTTGTTGCTTGACCTTCACCTCATACCCTAGCATCTGTATGCGCTTTATGTC